CCACTACCAGGATACGATGATGTGTTACCGGCATTTAGATATAATTGTAATCCATCAGTTATTAGTGATTGTGCAGGCCATATTTGATTATTATTCAAAAATGCTTTTGTGGCAGAATTTCCATTAAACCTTAAAGAACTTGCATTTCCTAAAACTGGCATATCTTATCCTATTATTATATAATGTTCCACTCACCGGAGTTATTGCTGCGTATGATGCGGATGTTATAGTTTGAATTGTTGATACATTTGATGAACTTACAAAACCTGATGCAGAAATCTGTGCAGATGATGATATTACGTTACTACTATTTAATACCTGAGAACTACCACTTATTAAATTATTTGGTAATGAAGTAATAAAACTTCCAGTTTCAGATTTTAATAAATAACTTCCACTATTATTTTCCAATGAAGTTAATCTGCTATTTTGAGTTGAATTAGTATTTTCATTTGAAGATGTATATGAATTAAAAGTAGATGATGATAAAAAAGGAGTTACATTAATTCCTTCTAATATATCTAATCTATTATCAATAGAAGAACTATGAGTTGTATATGAAGATGTAAATGTATTAAATGTAGAACTACTTAGAAAAGGTGCTACATTAATTAATTCTAAACTATCAACTCTACTATCAAAACTTGCACTATCTGATTTATACGATGAAGTGAAAGTATTAAATGATGATGTCGATAATAAAGAAGATGTATCTACATTAGCTACAGAAACTGATGCCGTATATGCTTCGAAAGATGAAGTTGATAATTTACTAGCTATTGATAAAATTGATGAACTAGCAAACGCATTTAAAGATGATGTAATAGAAGATGCACTTTGTAATAATTCTATTTCAGTTGCGAAAGTTACATCTATACTCGCACTAACAAATTCAATTACTCTCTGTAAAGTAACCTTTTGAGTTTGATTATCATCTACTACTGGTAAAATACTACTTGTAGTCAGTTGAGAGATAGTGCCTAACGCTGATATTTTTGGCATTTTATTCTGCTATTAATTCATTACCATCTTCGGTTTGTAAAGGAGTTCCGAATACATCTTCTGATTCGGTTTCTATTTTATCGCCTAATAATTGGCTACCAAATTTCTCCAATGGTTTTTCTAACGAAGTGGTTAATCTTCCATTTAAATCATAACCTTCTCCATTTTGCAAAACAACTTCATTCGTAACGATAACTTTTCTAATACTAAATCCTTTTTGAGTTGTAGGTTGATTATCAAATCTCTTAGGTAATAAGTATGCATTAACTGTCAAAGTACAAGTTGTTCTTATTATTCTTTCTGAACCTGCTCCTACATCTTGTTGATTATCAAAATTTCCAACAACTACTCTAAATTTATATTTATCATCTTCTCCCCAATATGATCCATCTGCATATTGAAATTGCTCTATTATTTTATTATTGTGTTCGGTGTATCCAGTCCAAAATATTACTTCATAAGTTAGGGTAACATAATTAGGCATTCTTACATCATACGCTTCAAACCTTCTTTTGAAATCAGGGTTTAATAGTGAGAATCTATCGTATGCATGTTTCTGTGAATACTTTTTTACAGTTGGATATGTTACATTTCTGTCTTTTAGAAATCTCATTGAATCATTTGTCTCAATGGAATTTCTCTTAAACATTATAATTGGTAATTGAATCTTTCCTAATTTATCTTTTATATACCCATCTCTTTGAGCAGATTTCCATCTCTCAGCATTACCATATAATAAAGGAATTTTAATCTTATTACCATTGGCTTCAACTTCAGGTATTAGATGTTGTTCCATATATTTTGCGATAATGGTATCGACATCTAATAAGGATATCTCCAACATTTTGGATTCATCCTGCTTAACTATTTTTGAAAAGTTTTTATCTGCCATTATCTAACTATTTCTTCTAAACTAATTGTTGTATTTCTAGTTAAGAATGTTTCACATATAACTGAAAACTTACTACCACCTTGTCCGCCAATCCACTGATCTTCATTTACATTTGATACTTCATAATACGAACCATCTAAGTAAATATAATCCCCAATTTCTGGATAAAAATCCTTTTCAATAAGAGTATGGCGATTAAATCTAAATCTACTATTTCTACTCGCATCAGAACCAAACCCTTCATAATTTGCTTCAGTTGGATCTCTTTCTATTACACAAGTTGTTTCCATCCCTCTATAATATTTTTTATTGAGAGATTCTCCATAAAGATTATAGGCAGTCTCATCCACATTTACTTTGAAAAGGGTTACTAATGTTTCAATAACATCATCAACCAATTCAGTTGAAATCTGCTCAAAAAATCTTATATCTCTAGCTGAATTAAAACGGGGCATATTATCCTACATAAATTGATAGTGGAACTTTTTGTAACATCTCTAAGTGTTGTTGAGCTTCCGCTGCCTTATTTTCAAATTGAGTTTTTCTACTTACTTCTTCTAAGTTTTCTCTCAATTGTGTAATAAGTGTTTCCTTTTCAGTTGTTGCCTCTGCTCTAAGTTGCGCACCATCCAAAGTGGTTTCTCCACCAGGTATAGGAATAGTATTATATTTCTCTCTGATAGCTCCTAATAACTCTTTAGATAGGGCTAATGTATATTTTCGTATCCATTGCCTTCCAACATCATTTATCTTTCTGTAAGGTATAAAACTATATTTGATATTAGAATAATCGGATATTACATTTGGTGTTGTTGTTATTGAATTCTTTTCAAAATCTTTTTTAACATAATATTCAAAATATATGTTATGGTCAGCAGTTGGTACAGGAAATATTTGTAATTTATTATTTACAATATTAAATGTATGCGCTGATTTACGGATTTGGTCATTAAACTCAATTGCCTGAATTCTTAAAAGGTCTTCATAGAAAGGCATTAATACGAATTGAGTTGCGGTGCTGAATGAACTAAATCCAAACTCTTGAGTAATATTTAAAGTACCCATACCGCTAATCGAATACGGGTCAAAGAATCTAGATAAAGCAGGTTTTGGTTCGAAATAAACTTTTGTTATTTCAATTCTACTTCCACTTTCATTTGTTTCAGCAAAATCTTTTAAATCATAAGATTGTGTATTTGCACTCGCTGATATAGATCCTCTCTTAATATCAGTTCTACCTCCTACTCCCGCTAATGTTCCATATGCATCACTTATTCTTACAATTGTAGGAACAAATGAACCATCTACTAATTGTCCAGTATAATTTGTAGAAGTACTTTGACCGGCAACGATTGATAGATTATTTCGTATATTAAATTGATTTACTTGTGCAGAATACTCGGATACCCCTTCTTCAAAACAAGCAAAAAATTGTTCATCTATTAATTCAACATCTATAATTGGATACCCCAATCTTCTCGCACACCACAATGCCACCTTTGGTGCATCTTCGCCAAATATACTATCATCATCGTAAATTCCGAAAGGTGTTTGGCCACTTTCAAATGATGAAGATCCTGGATAGTGATTTATTGTTGAGTTTACTGACATCTAATTTCGGTTTGAGGTTAAGCTAAATTAACCAATTTGTATTTTGTTGAATATAACAATTTCGCAACATTATCCAATTCATTTTGTATCCAACTTTCTTTTAAGTTTTCTGATTTTCTTTCCAACTTTAAAAAAGCAATTAACTTATCAAAATATGCGATTATATTTTCTTTTGAAGCATTGTTATCAGTTCCATTTACCTGTTTGAACTGTATTAATCCAAACTGTCCCTGATAAGCCTCAATCAACCCATCTATAAGTGGAACTATTTCAGTATAGTATTCTTCTAATGCTTTATGAAGTGCCAATGAACCTGGCCCCTTTACTCTAGTGTGAAATTCATGAGCTTGAGTTCTACTATGTAAAAATATCGATGCTAATTGTTCCATTTTTTAGTATATGGTTTTTTATATGTATAAATATCATTTTTGAATTAAAAAAGAATTTGGGAATATCTGAACTCTTTCGTTTGAGATTTCTTCTTTTTCTATTAATTCGTTCATCGCTCTTAAAACCGATGGATACGCATCTATATCATCTCCTCCCATATATCCCCCTTTTTGAACTCTACCCCACCAATTCTCCATATCTAATTTTACTATTTCGTAATTATGATCTCCATCTATATAGACGAATTTAAGAGATTCTTCTTCATACCATTTCCATAACCATCTACTATCTCCTATCATAAGATTGATGTATTCCTCAACCCCACATAATCGATAATGTGCTTTAATTAACTCATCTATTGGAATATTTGTTAATTCTTTTGAGAAACGATAATCATAAAAAGATTGTGGATGATCACCTCTTCTAACATCCGCATCTATCTGCCAAAGAGAATCTATGGTATCAAAGTTTATCCTTTTACCACTTTCCTTTATTAAGGATGCCATAAAGATTGTTGATTGACCAAAGAATGTACCTATTTCTACAATAGAATCCCCGTCTTCTAACTTATCAATTATTATTTTGTAAATATCCTCTGCACAGCCTATCCAACCTGGAACATCTTCGTAAGTCTTAATCTTACCTATTTCGTACTTATCCTTTATTGTATGTAACCTCATAAATTTAAATATAAAAAAGACATAAAAAAGGGGATGATTTCTCATCCCCAATTTTTTTATATTAAAGTTTAACTTTTAATCCAAAGATTACAAGTTAGCTAAGTCTTTAACATAGATTTTTCCGTAAAATTCCGGTCTAACTATCTTCTTAGCGTATCTTGTCATGACTCCTCTACGAGGTGTAAAGTTGTCTGGGTCATACACTAATGGAGTCATAATCAATGGTACATACGGAGCATATACCGCACCAGTCTCAAGGAAGTTAGCACCTTTGAATCCTAACAATATTTGGTTAGAAGTCATATAAGGGTTCTTGTAAACAGTGTATCTGTTAGAGATTGAACCTACTACTGATACTCCAGCAGCGAATTGCAATGCATCTTTCTCAGCATTCACGTGGAATCCTGGGATAGATTCTAAGATTGTAGCTACGTCAGGAGAACATACAATGAAGTTTGCTCCACCTCTCATAGTCAATTGGTGAATCTTATTAGATACTTTGTTTAACTTAACTCCTAAAGTCTGGAACCAAGTAGCTTTTTGGTAAGCCAAAGAAGCTGAACCTGCAGTCCAAACACCAGTTGCAGCGTTATACTCTTCACCTACGTTAGTTGACCAGTAATCAACTGTCAATGCGTTTACTTGCAACATATCTAAGATTTCTAAATCGATTTCTAAAGAGATGTATTCAGATAACATTGAAGTTAATTCAGCTTCCGCATCAATTGAGTGGTAAGCGTTCAAGTCTTGTGCCAATTCTGGAGTCCATACTGCTTTCAACTTACGAGTCTTAGCAACGATTGATTCACTCTTCAATTCCAAATCAACTTCTGGAATGTTCAAGTTAGTTCCAGACAATTGGTTTGAACCACCTGCGATTGGAGATTGGTCTTCGAAATCACCTCTATTGAAAGATACAGGTTGAGTATGATAAGAAGCAGTTAATTGACCTGTGAAAGTCTTTGAACCGGTTGTAAATGCAGTAGCATTAGCTTGTTCAAAGAATAAAGTTACAGTAGAACCAGCATAATTATGCTCAGCTAAGTCTTCAAGTTGTCCCGCAGCAGGAATTACTACTGAACCGGTGTTAGATGTTAAAGATATCAATTTGATAGCTTCTAAATCTAAGTTAGTTAATTGAGAAGCAGTTAAAACTACTTTTCTAATTTTCTTAGCTTCAATAGATGCAGAGTATTCAGCATTGAAACCTACATCAGCGTGAGATGCATCAGAAATAGTTGCAGAAGTGATACTTGCACTTGCAGTTGGTGCTAAAGTGTAGCCATATTTACCTTCACCATAAAGACCACCTGATGCAGCATCAGTTCTAGCAAATTTAGCTCCAGTACCGCCGTATAAAGAATCACCAGCAGTTCTACCATTTTGAGAGCTACCATATTTGAAATCCATGAAGAAAATCAAACCTGAAGGTAAGTTCATTGGTTGAACTGAAACGAATTCTTTTGCAGCGATTTCACCGAAAATTCTTCTTACCAATGGTAAAGCAACACCTGACCATTCTTCTGAACCTGCAGTTGTTCCAGTTGCAGTTGCCTCACTCAATAATTGTTGAGCTTGGTTCTCTAACAATACAGCCATTGAATGTTGGTCTCTTTCCTTAAGGCCTTCTAATAAACCGGTTTTATCCCATTTACCCTTCAAACCTCTAGTTTGTTCCAACATAATAGCTTGAGGATTTTTCGCCTCTAATAATGATTTAACATTAAAGTTTGCCATTTTGTTTTTTTATTTAATTATTTTATTTAATTACCAATTATTTGATAATACCAGCTAATTTTTTGAATCTATCAGCTGCAGAATTATCTTCAGAGATAATTTGTTTTGCAGGTGCAGTAGATGCTGCTGGCTTTGATGCGTAACTTTCTGTAAGTTTAGTTGCAGTTTTCTTAGTTGCTGATGAACCAATTTTAAATGATTCTGCAATTGTAGTGTAAACTAATTTCACTTCTCTTACATTCTTTGTTCTATCTAAAGTTTCAACAACCTTAGTCTTTTGTTCGTTAGTTAAGTTGTATCCTCTGAACAATTTGTTCACATACAACAACTTAGCGTTAAGAAGATTTACTTCGTTAATAGTCTTTCTTAAAGAACCGATTACTTTGTATGCTTCTTCCAATTCGGCATCTTTTGCAGCTAATTCAGCAGAATGGTCTTCACCATCTTCTTCTTCAGCTACAGGAGCTTCTTCTTCAGCTTCATCTCCGTATCCCATTTCTCTAAGGATTTCGTCTAAATCGATTTCCTCTTCTTCTTCAACTGGAGCTTCTTCAGCTGCTGGTTCTGCTACTGCCGCTGGAGCCTCTTCTTCGTGCTCTTCTTCAGCTACAGGAGCTTCTTCTGCATCTGCATCTGCTTCCAATTCTCTGATGATTTCTTCGATGTCTAATTCATCTTCATCAATTTCTTCTTCTTCGTTCAATCCTGAACCAGGAGTTGCACCTGTGATGTCTTCCTCTTCTTCTTCACCTTCGGTGATACCCGCTACTTTTTCAGCGTTTTCATCTTCTGAACCAACTTCTGCAGAAATTTGATCAACTTCTGCTGCACCTAATTCATCTGATTTTGCGGCTGAATCGAAAGCTGCGGCTGCTGGCATTTTAGTACCATCACCTTTTCCGATTTCTGAAGATACATCATTCTCTTGAGTCAATTCTACCTCTTCTTCTTCTTTCACTTCTTCGTCTTCTAATTCTTCTTGTAATTTTCTAGAAAGCATAGATTGAAGTTTAGGAGTGAATGCTTCTTCAAGAGCGATTTTTGCATTAGCCAACGCGGTTTCTCTAACAGCTTTAGCATCTGCAATTGCTTCTTTTAACAATTTGCTATTCATCTTAAATTTGTGAATTTGCTTGGACTAATGAAAGTGTGTCCAAATGATATTACTTGATTATAGGGTGACCTCATATAAAAAGTGATGAGGTATTCGAATCAATTATCTATAAATATATGAAAGTTATAGAAAACTAAAGAAAATTAAATTTATTTTTTCTCTTAGCCTTTTCTACTTCCAATCTTTTTCTTACCGAAGGTTTTAAATATTCAGTTCTTTCTCTTAATTCTTTCTGCATTCCGGTCTTAAAAAACTTATTCTTTAGAACTTTCAATGCCTTTTCTAAATTCCTTTGTTGCTCATCCTGTGATGAACCTTTTGAAACTTTGATTAATAATCTTTTTCCCATTTTAGGATAACTCTTCGATTATTTCTCTTATTAAGTGTTGAGTTTTGCACCACTCACCACATACATCAGTTCCAATAGATTCGTTTAATTGTAATTTAACTGATTCATTTAAGGATTCCATAAATGCTCCTTGTGTTGATGGGTTAGATACAAAATCCCAACCTATTAATTCAAAATCTTCTCCAACTTTTACTTTATTTCCTCCCATAGATTCTACTGAACCCATGCCTCTTGATGATATTCCTAAACGAATACCTGCTTTCAAAAGTTCTTTAAGGATATTTCCCGATGGAGTTGGGAGTATTTCGACTACACCTACTAAATCATCTCCATTCCATTGACATTCTCTGATATTATGAGAAACATTCTTAAGGGATACAACTGAAGATTCAGGATGATCTAATTCACCCAAAGCTCTTTTTTCTTTGATAAGTTGTTGGTATTTATCAACTTCTCTTTCTAATATTTCTTTAGGATACACTCTACCATTTTGATTTTGTGCATCAGCTCTTTGTAATACACCTTTAACCAAAACTACACCGTTTTCGTCTTCGTTAAGTTTCCCTTCAAATAATCTAGTTTCTATTAAAAGTGATTTCATTCTTAATGGTTTATTTTAACAATCTTTCCTTCGTTTGGATAAGCTTTATCAACTGCATTAAAAAATTCTTTCTTTTTTTCATCTGAATCCAATTCAGCAGGTGAATTGATTCCGAATTTATCCATCACACCTTTGAAAACTTTTTGGTATTGAGTCATTTCTTCCTCTGTCATTTCCATCTTAGTTCTCAATTTATTTAAAGATGCGGCCAAATTCATTTTATCTAAACCGATTGCATCGATTACTCTAGCTATAATTTGTAATTTTTGTTGATTATTTATCTTAGCATCTTTCATTCTATCAGTTGCCTGATCAAGTTTAGTTGCTATTCCTGCTGGTATATTTGCAGTATTTACATCAGATGCTGCTTCTTTGTGGATTTCTTTTAATCTCTCGGATACACCATTCCAAGCCTTTTCAACTTTATTGAAAAAATCTTTCTTTTCATCATCCGATTGGAAATCAGCAGGTGAATCCACGCCATGCTTTTTTAGCATTGCCTGAAAAAACGATTGATAATCTTTTTCTTCTTGAAGCACTTCACCAACTAATGATTTTAGTTGTTCTCTGGTTATTTTCATACAAAATTACTTTTTTAGATAGGTTACATTTTTACTAATATTCGATAACCTTTCTCTTATTCTATAAATATGGTGATTAGTTCTTTTCCAAAAATTTTCACCTTTCATAGCATTTTCTTTTTTAATTCTACCATACCACTCCAAAAACTTTTCAATCTCATCTAATTTTCTACGAGTTTCTCTAATACCCAATCCTATTTTTTGGTTTGGAGTTAGGGTATTATCTAATCTTAATTTATGGAAACGGTTTTCAGTAAGTGAAGTGTATCCTGTTAAGGAAGCCATTCTTTTCACATAATCAGATGTATGCTTACCATCTTTTGAAAAAGCTCTGGGAGTATCGTATCCAGCTACATCTCCGGTAGTGGATACTTCTTTTTTTAGCTCTTCATCCTCTTCTCTTAATTCAGAGAGTATTTCTTTTATTTTATTTTTTAATGCTTCTAGCTGATTTGACATTTTTTATTTCCTTTAATAATTCGTATGTAAGCATTAAAACTGAAACTTGCTTTTCACTATTTTCTTTTAAGAATTTATCTGATTTAAATAACTTAATCATTTCTGAAATCTTAATTTTAGTTACTTTATCAGTAATATCTTTGGATTCTGCTATCAAAGAGGATAACGCTTTTTTAGTTTCTTCTCCAATAAATTTAGGAAATGTTGATGTATTAGAAACATTATTAATAAATTCTCTTAGCAAACCTTTTTGAGAATCATCTAATTTAGAATATTTGGTATTGAAATTTTCTATAAGTAATTTATAGGTCAGCAATCTTAAATCTTCAGATTGTTTTTTGAACTCATCGTATAATTTATCTTGAGGCTTATTAATCTGTCTTGTGTTAGTTACGTGTTCTAAAATAGTATTATTGGAATCAATAAAATCTCTGATTTCTACTTTTCTACCATGTGCTTTACTTTCAAATACCTTATAGATAGAAGCCAATAATTTATAGTTTTGTAAATTTGATGAAAGGAATTTATCCAATTCATAGGATTCCTTAATCGTTTTGATAAGGTTATATTTTTCCTTAGCCAACTTAGATTCATCTAATTTCTTTCTTTCCTCAATTATTTCGGATAAGAATAACTTAGCATCATCGTTTGATGAGAATCTTTCTTTTACAATCCAATTGTATAATTTAAGTTCTTTAGCCAATTCTTTTCTAGAATTGAAAAATTCCTTAATAATTTTTTCGGATAGGTTTTTAGTTGAATTAGATAATACCTCCTGGGTAATTTGTTTTACCAATAATTCAAATAAAATAGCCGTATTTTTAAACTTTGAGTGTTTAACTTTCATTACAAACGCCTGTTTTTACTATTATATATGTAAATATTTACATAATATAAATATTAAATAACTTAGGATTACCTATATTTTAGATATCCGTCAAAATATTTTTATCATCTAATAAAGAACCACTATCTTCCGATTGAGTATCAATATCTTCATTTAATACCTTTTTTCCACTTTTTTTCTCATACTTCGACTGTATTCTTTTTCTTATAGCATCCTTTAAAAATTTTTCTTTTTCGGATACGTTTTTTAATTTAGATACTAGTCTTTCCTTTCTAGTCTCTCTTCCGAAGTTTCTAGTGATATCATCTTTACCTAATGGGTCTCTACCAAACGCATTTTCATCAGTTCCACTATCACCAGCTTCTGCCGGTCTTCCACCTTCTTTACCGTTTTCTGCACTCGTCTGAGCCTTATCTTTTACAACCGGCTCTCCTTCAGGTTGTGGAGCTTCCATTTGAGGTGGTTGTTCACCTTGTGGTTCTTCGGTTGGTTGTTCCTGTTGAGGTTGCTCTTCATACGGATCAACACCTTCTGATTCTATCTTAGTTAAACGATTCAAATCAAATGTATCGGTTACAACATCTTCTTTATTTTCAGCAATCTCATCATCGGAAAGTTTGAATATATTCTTATAAATCCAATCGTTTGAAATCATTTTTAATGCTTTCATATCAGTAGCCAATCTAACCTTCTCTGTCCACAAATTTATTTTCTCTTGTTCGTAAATAGTAGATGGGTTAGTTAATTCTAATGAAAAATCAACTGCCTCCATTCCTTCGAATCCACTAGCCATTAAGTGAGCTATTGCCACCTGTGTTAATTCTGAAACCACAACTCTTTGAATTCTTTCAATCGTTCTTGCGAAACGAATATCTTCCGCTGCTAAAGTAGCCTTACCATTGATATCTTCTTCATATCCTAAAAACGCCTTTGGAACTTTAAGTGCCGCAAATAATTTAGCTTTTAAGTAATCAATATCTTCTACTGCTGAATAATTCAAACCACTTAAAGTATCGATTTGAGTTCCACTATCTCCACCTCTCACCGGCATAAAGAAATCTTCGGTGATATTCATCATATTGTACTTAAGATTGTAATCTCCTGTTCTTTGATCTTGGAATGGAGTTTTCTTAATCTTATTGATAATCTTTTGCATATAGTTATCAACCTCTTGAGGAGGGATATTACCTATATCAATTTTAAATATTCTCTTTTCAGGTGCTCTCATAATACGATGTATCATCATCGCATCTTCCATTAGGGTAATTTGTTTCCACAATCTCCTTGCATTCTCAACCATTGATTTACCATATGGTAGATAATTGGTATCAGAATATAAACGGAAGTGAGCCATCTCATAATTATCGTATTCTTTTTTTCCTAAATAATCTGGATCAACGGTAAACTTAATACCCGTTTCATGTCGATTGATTCTAGATGGATCATGTGGATTTTCAGTTCTTTGTGTATGATATACTGATTGTGGGAAAACATTTACAACTCCTTCTCCCTCAACAATTTCTAATACCAAAAATTGGTCTCCATATTTTGCCAAATTTCTAATCCACGGCCAAAGGTTAAATTCTATGTTCATTATATCATAGAATAAATTATGTAATACCTCTTTTACGTTTTGATTAGAAGTTTTAATTGTTAATACATCACCAAATTCATTTTTAGTCGTAGATTCATCGGCGTAAATATCTAATGCGGATGCAATAATTGGGTCTTGATCCATTGCATCGTAATCCAAAAATAACTCTCTTCTAATTGTCTGATATGAGAGTTGGGTCTGTAAAGCATTATACTGATAACCAGTTTGCAATTTATAAAACTTATCTCTAATAGTTTTTAAATTTGATAATGCCTGGCTACCTTCGGTATCCACAACTTTCGTTTTCCCATCTTCTCTTCTAACAATAACATTAGTAGAGAATAATTTTCTCATTCTTTCGAAAAACGAATTATTATTTTGTTCTGCCATTTTATTTATTTTCTATAATTCTGATAATCAAATTACCTTTTCCTTTAATAACTCTATGAAACTTATGATTTTTTATTTCAATTTGTTCACCTTCTATTAAATCAATTGGTAACTCATCATCTAATTGAATTTTCCAATCCTTTCCTCCTAAAACCAAAATTTCTCTATCCCACTCATCCTGATGCCACAATAACTCTCTCTCATCTATATCTCCTTTAAATAACCTATATCTTTTAGTATCATTTATAAAAACATCTAAATACTTTTCACCCATACCGAATTTATGAATAATTATTCAATTTTCCAACTATTATTACCAATATCTATAAGCTGGTTCGGATAATCCCAACTGCTTAGCATACTTTGGTAGATTACACGCCCACCATCTAGCAGAAGTTTTATCCTTTTCGGTATCACAATTATGTCTGGATGCGAAAGCCTTACTAGCCTCTAAATCGTTTATTTTTACTTTAAGACCGGTAGTATCACCCCATGATACCTTTTTAACACTATCCCCATCTTTCACATACACATAGAATTTTTTAGGCCCACCTTTTTTAGGTTCGTTTAGTTCTACATCTTTTCCCTGATGTTCTGCTTCTAAAATTGGAAAATCTAACCAAACTTCATTACCCTCATATAATCCCTTTTCACCTAAATCAGTTTCGGTTACAAACCATTTATCTTGTGCATTTTCTAAAACCAATTTATTCTCATTATATAGTTCTCTTGCACTTCTAAACATTTCAAAATATTTAGTTGAACCGTATCTATAAATAGATTCGTGAATTGGAGTACCCATATTTAGGTGAAATCTCAATCCCTCATTTAATGTTTCAATATTTTCTACTAAGATTTTCATACATATAAATATTAGAATAACCATCTTATATCTTCATTTCCCTCGCCAATATTCATTTCATAGGGATTTGCTCTCATTCTTTCGTTTGCTGAACCCATAGAAAAACCTGTTGTAGAAATAGAATCGATTGCCACTTTTGTTAAATCCATTCTTTCTTGTCTTAAACGAAGTGCGGTATCTCTCACCCATAATCCAATAGAGAATGCCATTATTAAGTCATCATTATATCCTCTCATTGCTTCAGCTCTATTAGTGTACCATATAAAAGTAAATAATTCATCTATTAATCTTAGTGATTGAACCACCACTTCTTTACTTCTAAAGTACTCATCTAACTTTGATATGATAAGTGGTCTTGTTTTTGCTGATGTTGTAAATCCTGCCACTTGTCTTTTTTCTTCCGCATTAAATTTATTTGTATATTGTTTTTCAATATCAATATACTTGTAATCTTGTGTTTGATAGTATAGGTTTGAATAATTTCTATCTATAATTTGCTGAATTACTGCCCAACCAATATTAGCGTTTTCAACTACTATCAATGCGTTATTCCAATCAGTTCCTACACTTACTAAAAAATTACCATAATCTTTAGTTTCCATCTTTCCTCTATACTCAGCAACCTGAACATTATTTACAATATCAAAAACATGAAATGCAGAATAATCCGAGCCATCTCCTCTCGCCACATCGGCTACAACCATATATGATTTTTGATAATCTGGATATTCCCATTTCCAATAATTTCCGTCAAATCCAGTCTTTTCAATCGGTTCTTTAACAAATGTTTCTTTATACCACATCAATAATTCTGGAGCAATAACGGTATCACCTGAAGAAATAAAATCACAATCACACTCTTGAGCTGCCAATTTTTCTCCCAATACTTTTCCCTGCTCATCTCTCCACCTTTGGTCTCTTTCAGGATGCACCGACCAATGTAGATAAATTGGATTAAACTCATTTGTTTGTTCCTCTGCTCCAACCCATTGTTGGTGAAACCAGTTACCTACACCATTAGGAGTAGAAAGTGCGATGCAACTACCACCCGTTGATAGTGCAGGAGTTGCAGATGCCCAAATTTCTACAATATCTGGAACGAATGCCGCTTCATCTATTACTAAAAGTGATAAGGCTTCAGAACGACCTGCATCTGGTGAAGACGGAATTGCTTTTACCTGTGAACCATTTACTAATCTTAATGATAGTTTATTATCTTCCTGTGTTGCTACCTTTAACCAACTCGGTAAGTTATCATACATAACCCTTATCTTTGTTACTAAGTTTTTAGCAACTTCTTGCTTAATTGCAATTACAAGTACGTTATAATCCTGATTGAATATCATCTTCCACAATGAGTAACCTGCGGTTAATGTGGAGATACCCGTTTGACGAGATTTAAGAACTATATTATATCTATGGTCTTTAAATTGATGAAGAGTTTTTTCTTGATATGGAAAAAGTTCAAAACGCAACTTACCTTTTGTAGGATGTTGAATCTTACAATATTTTCTCATAAAATATACCGGGTCAGCGGCACATTTTTTATATTCCTCTCTGATTACATCCTTTAATGATAATCCTTTATCTTGCATTAAATAATTTATTTAGAATTGGATTGTCTAAATCTTTTAATTTAGTTTCATAAATAACTATATCTTCTTCCAATTCTACTAATCCTTTTTCTATATTTTTTATCTCCAACTCCATATCAGCCTTCATTTCTTCCATAGGTTTTGGTAGATGCCACACCTCAATTCTACCATCTTCTAATACCTGCTCATAAAATGGTTTCAATTCCTTAATACCATCTTCTATTTGTCGTTTTGCTTCTTTTGCTTGAGAAATAGCTCTTCCGAAAATTCTAAAATTTTTATATTCATCAAAAATATTTAGTTTTTTTGCTTCGGAGTCCATTTCCAAATTACAATCAATACAAAATCCGGATTGTTTTATTAAAAGTTTATCATTCTCTCCATATTTTTGTTTTTGACAAGAATGGTTAGAACAATTTTCTTTTTCTCTTAAAAATTCTCTGATTGATTGGAATACTTCGTGGTTTTTACCTGTCTTTAATACATACCCCTCTTTTTGTTCATATTGGTATGTATCATCTTCCCATCTTTCGCCAACCTTTCTTTTGATGTTAGGGTTAGATTTTTCGTACCCAAATGATTTTGATGGGTCTTCCCCTCTGAATACATAATCCACCAATTCTCGGCGGGTTTTATGCATTAAATCCTTTTTAAATTCTTTTTTTGCCATAACCTTTATATATGTATATATATTGAAAAAATTGTGATTAAGATATCTTTTTAACTTCTATCTTAATTTTTGGAGTATATCCCTCTGGTAAATTTACTTTTATACCTTCAAATGATTCAACTTTGTTTTCAAAATAAGATAGTTGAAAAATCTTATCAGTAAGATTTAATACTAATTGAGATGATGTGCTCATTTTTTTAGTATCTCTTTTCATATTCAATGGAGAATCATCTTTATAAAAATTCTTCCTCATTAATGGAGCAATCAGATTCCAATCATCTACTTTATCCATTTGTTTCTCCGCACTTATTTTTCTTACGATTGAACTCTTATAATCAGGCCCATCGATGTATCCCGCATCGGTATAATAATGACCATGATTTGTTCTAACCATTGGATGCTCTCTATTTACCAAATTAATCTTTGGATTGTGCTTTGAGGTTGTTTCTATTGAAACAGTTGTTTTAGGTGAACTTGCAAATGTATGCCCTTTAATCCCACCCTCATATTGAACAGCATATCTAATGGCTTCTTTAAGAGTAGAAGACCCTAATGCTTTTCTTATCTTCGCTCCATCTTTTGATGGTTTTCCTTTTTTCTTCACTATCTTCTTTTCCTCTTCATCATAACCCACCATTAAAGCAGTATTTACAATTCCTATACCATGCTCATTCATTCCTTCACTCCAGTCCGTCACTATATCATGTAGATAAACTACTTCAACACCATCTATAATAGTGTGTACAACTTCTAATTGAGGGTTATACGCTCTATCTCTATTTTTAGCAAGGATGTATTTATCTCCAATTTCTTTGGATACAATAATACATTCCCCTAAAATGATTCTGTCAAAAAGTTGTGGCATCTTAATAAATTCTTATATAAATATTTTGTTTAAAAACAATTAATTGAAAACTATATGTTTATCGAAACTATTTTTTAAAATATTTTGAAATTTACTTTCATCGTAAACCACATCAAATAAAAATGCCACTCTAGTTGTTTCTCCGGTATTTATCACATTATGTTCAATAGCCTGCGAATCAAACCAATGAACTACACCATCGGTAAACCTCATTTGGTATTCAACTTCTTCAATTCTAAAATGATTTATACAGTTTTCATTTGAAATTACTGGCATTATGAATCTTCTATAATGATTTCCTCCATCTTTGTGCCAAAATAATCCACCGGTTGGCTGAGCAAAGAAAAGAAAGATATTATCAAATTCAATCCCATCAAATATCGCTAAAACCTCTTCGTTAAAATATTTTAATTTACTAAATTTACTGAAATCAGTATTATAACTTTCCATTTTTACATTATCATTTGAAACCGATGATGTATCATAGTAAAGATTTATTTCATCTATTAATTTACCGCTATTAAAACTTAATTTTGATTTATATAATTCCATTATCTACTGAATGTGAATATTCCTAAAATTTGGTTTAAAGGTGCAAAAGCTCCAGTCAATTTAAATGTACTCCCTTTGTAATTAAATACGATTCCTTCATTTGGAACTATTTTATCAAACCCACCTAATGCTTCAATTCTAGCTAATTCTATTTCCAATTTATCTAAATTCTTAGCATCTCCAGTAGCTCTAATTGAATTAATTGCCGTTTCTAATCTACCGACCATTTGTTGTTTAGCTGCATCAGGATTTACAGTCAATACCGAAGTCATAAATGATAAAACCTCCGCCCCAACTCCTAAAAATATAGTTTCAAATTTAAGAAGATTTTCTTTTGTTATTTTTTGTTGGTCTTGTTTTTCTATTTTTTCAGCCCACTCTCTATTCTTCTCATCTTTAATATCTTTGATTCGGAATCCTTTATCCCCAAAAGCCCATCTCTTTACTAATCCAATTTTCTGTTGCTCATCTAATCCTTTTGTATTTTTATTTACAAAGTTTAACCACCAAGCCTGATGATAATCAGCTACTCCATTTTTTTCAGTCAACCCAAATTCATTTTGAAGTGATTGTATTTTTGAAAGGAATAGGGATTGTTTGGATTTTAAATCTTTATTAATCGGCAATTTTTGTATAGGAGGCCCCTGTAATTTAAACTTAGATTGAATATCTGCGTTTACCTTTTTTACCATAGCGGCTAATTGTGCTCCAGCTTCCGGATTCTCTCCTATTGCAGTTCCCTCATCATTATATTCCATAGTTCCATGAAATACTAAAAGTGATTGACCATAAGGAATCACATTTGTATTCTCAGGATAAATGATTTCACAATTCATAAAACATTTACCGTCTTTGAATATCTTCTTTTTATTAGTATCAGATAACCCTTTAATCGCAGATTCTAAATCTTTGATTGCAAAACTAAATGCATCGGATACAGAACCTCTTCCAGCAAATTTTGATATTACATCTTGAACACTCATCGCATCTTTACCTTTGTTCTTAAGATGTGATTTATTTCTTGCTGCAACTAATCTACCATTTACCCAACTAACTGCTAATGCCTGCCCATCGGTTTTTTCTCTCGCTAATTCTAACTTGCCACTTAATGCCTGCTTTACTATTCTCTTCAAATCACCAAATGTAAGATTCATTTCAATGTCAAATGGGTGATTCATGTGACCATACGCTCCACCTTCTAAAAGTAAGCCCTCACTTAATGGAGTTTCTATTTTAGATAACTTACTATAATAATTTGGGTCTTCGTATAAATGGTCTAATGCAATTTCTTTTGCAACATTGGTATCAGCTGTATGCTCTCTTTCTACTTTATATCCTTTTCTAAATTCATCTGCAATTTCTTTATTAGAAACATTATGTTTCTTTGCAATGTCTTCCAAACTCATCCCTGCTGCTAATCCACCTTTGATTACATCTTCTTTTTTAAGTTGCTTCCAGCTATCAACACCTTTTGGTTTTTCAACTGGCTTTAAATCACTTGTAACTATATTAGAAACCTTATAGTAAACCTTTCTAAACGTAGATTCTTTATCCTTCGCTCTACCCTTTCCTCTCATATTATCCGCTTTTGGTTTATCCATTTGAGTGAATCCCAATTGTTTAAACCACGGCTCAGGTTTTCCTTTATCTAATATTCTTTTTGTTCCATCTGGAATGTACATAGTAGCGGGTTCACCTTCATCGGCTCCATACCCACCTAATGTAGTTTCTACTAAACTTTCTTTTGTTATTTTATTTAAGGTAAGTGTAATGAGTTTGAAAATTTTATCATCAAACTTAGGATACGCTTTCATAAATCCTTTTTTCCTATCTTCTTCACTTCCTTTACCTAACCAATTTCTTACATCAGTTCCACTAATAGCATTAGGCTGAGATGGAGATATATAAACATATCCCTTATCCATATAACCTTCCAAATCGGCGTTATCTTTATACTTTTCAAAATATTTTCCACCTAATCTTAATTCATCTTTTTCACCAACTGCGGTAATAAAAGCCGTAGTTTTAGAATCAAATTTATCTAAAATTTCAACGGGTGCATAAGGGTTTTTTATTTGAACTACCTTATTTGAGGGTATTCCAAACATTTTAGTTATAATATATTTCTTTTCTTTAAACCCAAATGGAGATTTAATGTTATCGGTTTTATTCGATGTTCCTATGTAAACATTCTCTTTTCCAAATTTTTTCACTAGCATTTGATATGTTGCAAAATGGCCTTTGTGGAAAGGTTGGAATCTCCCAGAGTAAACAACTACTTTATCGGATGTTTGTTCTCCGATTAAAGTTTCTACTAAAAATTTTATTAGCTCTTTCATATACCAATATAAATATCAAAAAATCTCATAATTTTCAATTATGTACTCCGCTAAGAGATTTCCAAAGTTTTGATGTGAGAAATAGCCAGGATGTAAATCAGTTGTTAAGAAATTACATTCTTCAGCAATAGTAGATTTTGTTTGAATCGCAAATTCATGCAAATCTTCAATTATTTTATTTCCTAATTTTAATTTTAATAGGTTTCTTTCTTTAAAGTGTGATTCAATTGAGGTAGAAAATTCACCGGTAAAAAATATAAACTTTATTTTATGATACGCTAAATAAGCTAAAAACGTATTAATTTCCCTACCAACTTTTATAAATTGAGCTTTTCTAGACAAAAAATTCTCATAATAAGATTTAAAAGGTTTTATTAAAGTAAGATTATCCTTGCTATATTCTTTAATATAATACCCCCTCGTTGCATATACATTATCTATGGAATCATCATTATAATCATTATTTATAAAGTTCAAATTGGCAATTATATAGTCATTTAATTCTTTTGAATATAAATCAATTCTACCTAATGATGGAAATTCTAGAACTAAAAATAATTCTTCTTTTACTTTATAATTTTTTTTAACAAAATCATACGCCATTCTTATAACTCTCTCACTTCCTCCTCCACTAGCTGCCTCATTTACATATTCACAATTAATTACATCTGAAGTATATTTTATATATGTTGCTTCTAATTGTGAGTTCCACCAAACATTATATCTTTCTTTATAATAATCTCTTACAAAAACAACATCATCTAATAACCTGTCAATTTCTAATCCTCCTCCCGCAGAATGTGAGCATCCGTTACAATAAATTTTTTTTATCTTCACTACAATATGATTTTATTATTAATTCCTTCACAGTATTAACTTCACTATTTAAATGGTCAAACGATAATAATTTCATTTGATTATATAATAATATATCTTCAAATTCTTTTAATTGTTCTAACAATAATTGAATTGGAGTATTAGAAATTCTTATTATTTCTTTTACTATTTTCTCTAAACGAATTTTATCATCTAGTTCCTCATCATAGCTTTCATCTATAAACCCATCAAATGTTTTGAACCCCATATTACGAATTTCTTTAAGATAATAAGGTGGCCCTACAACTAAAAAAGGCTGAAGATACATAATAGGTTTAAATATTTTTTCAGATACAAATCCCTGTCTTTTAAAAAATATAGTATCACTTATTAAACTGATTACACTTTTCTGATATGGTCTTATATCTTCGTATCCATATCCGCTTATTCTAAAATTTGTTTCAAAATCTACTTTTTTTTCTGGTAACGATGTGAACAATAAATAATCGTCCCAAAATCCTAAATCTTTCAATTGATTTTCATAATCATATTTTACACTACCCAATAAATCGTAAAATTTTGGATTATATGAAATTAAAAATTTATCATCAATCTTATTTTTATATAATTCCGAAATTACTTTTACTCTATGATGGTGAGGGTATTGATTAAAGCTTAAAAAGTGAAATTGTTTTTCAAATGGATTGAATATATCACTAATATGATTTTGCTTTAAATTAAGTTGAAAATATCTACTACTTCTATTTAGATAATAATTGAATCTAATAAAAGAAACATTCTTTGATTCGTATTTTGAAAAATCGTTTAAATAATCATTGTATAAAAATATAATTTTTTTATAAACTATATTTTTTAGTATTTCTTCAATAAAATAGTCTTCTAAATGACCTTCATGTGAATAATTTATTACGATAGTTGCATCTATTTTTTTTAATGCTTCAAATATACTCTTATCTAATTTAATTAACTGATGTTTAAAATAGTCTATATGACCAAATGGTTCTATTACAAACAATAGTTTTCTATGTTTAAATTTGCGCTGATTGAGTAATATTTCTTTTAACGATATTCTATTAATTGTTACTTTAGTTTTAGGATCGTATCCACTATTTACAATAGATTGAAATCCTAAACTATTACCCAATACACTAATATTATTACCAAACTCTGAAAAAAGTTCTTTTGTTAAAAATCCATTATCATTAGAGCTATTTTCAATTAACCATTTTTTTGAAAATTCAAAAACCTCCTTCGGTTGGCAATTTGGTAGGATAAGTCCATTTATTTTATTTTCATAAATAAGATTAAGTTCCATAATATAATTCAGGATACTCTACTAAACAATAAATACCTTTATTATTCATTGCATATTTGTAACTTAACTCAATATCGGATGGAGTTTTTAAATCGTGAAATTCTATATTCTTACACAATGATTTAAATTCTTCAATATAGTTTCCTTTATGTTGATGGCCAGGGTCTAATGGCTTATCCGAACCTTTACCTAATCTTATAATTAAATGTGGCTCAAATTTACTGTTATCCATTAGAGTTATTTTATCAACATGATTTATTAACTGATTCGCAGCTGATACTACAAAATCCCATCGTGGATAAAATGTAACTACTAATTTACCGGCCAATGCCAACCCTAAACTCATTCCCATCTGAGTCTCCTCCATAACCGGTAATTCAATCATTAAATTTTTATCAACTTCATCTAAAGTTGTACTCATAGGATTTCCTCTATATACGATTTGTTGCCCAATAAAAACTATATTATCTTTTTTAGATAATTCATTCATCGCATTTGTTAAGGCGTCTTTATATGGAGTATATTCTGGTTGGCTCATAAAATATATTTTATTAATTCTTCATTTACAAATTTTTTATTAAGTATCGATGATGGGTGTCCAAACCAATCATATTCACCGCTTAAGTTTTCACTAAATAGAACTTTTTTTAATCCACTATAATCATCTAGTTCTTTTTGCTTTTTAATAGAATATTCATACAATCCTCCTTTTTTTAATCCTTTATCCTCGTAAAACCAGAATCTATGGAATGGTACTTTATCTAAATAAATTGAAAAAAATTTACTTTGATTATAATGATAATCTAATTCTTCGTTTAACCAAATTTCACCATCATATACATTAACAGTATAAAATTCAGGTTCGTAAAAAATATCTTTTATAGTAAAATAATTATAATCTATATTTTCTTTTTCTAAATAATTTGATAAATCTATTACAGTTTCAATAAATGAATATGAATGTTGCTTACTTAATTTAAGATGATGGGTTTTAAGTATATTATCAATTCCAATATATTTTGAATTGTTTACTTCATAATAACCACCTGTTAGAAACCAAAATTCATCTTTATATTCAATAGGGTTTGGTAAATAATTATTCGTATGTGATCCTGTTTCTAATTCCCCTTTGTAATCGGTAATCAAAAAAGAGCTTCTGTAAGGTTGAGTCCATTGAGCAAATACTTTATGAACAATACCACCATTTTGTTTAATATATTCCACCCAATATGTTATTGTTCTTTTAATCGTATTGTTATCATTAGTTGGGTTTCCTAAATTAAGCACAATAAAATCATCTCCCAATTTATATTGTAGCCATTCTGGCCATTGCCATTGTTCTCTATCATTTCCTTTTTGTAAATGATTTAATGGTCTGAGATTTGTAAACGAGCAACCACTACAAAGAATATATTTTTTATTTGCTGAGATAAACACTCTTATACCAATTTAATGTTTTTTCTAATCCTTCTTTTATAGAAGTTTTAGCTTCCCACCCTAGAGTGTATAATATTTTATAAGAATCAATTAATCTTGTTGGAATCATAGGAGCTTTGTTATTAACATAATCAATAGGAGATTCCAATCCTTCTATTTCTTTAAGATACCCAATTACTTCATTTACTGAATAACCTTTGTTTGAACCTACATTATATATTTCATGTGATTCCTCTTTCTCCATTATAAGTTGCAAAGCCTCACAAAAATCTTCAACATAAAGAAGGTCTCTAATTTCAGTACCATCTCCCCACACAGGAATCGGGTCTAATCTAGTTGCAACTTTAATGATTGAAGCGGGAGTAACGTGGCACTTATCTAAATCGTATTTATCATGTGGGCCATATAAATTCGCAGGTCTAACAATTACAGTCTGCATTGGATTAACTAAAATCTCAGAATACATCTTACATAAAACCTCTGCATATCTCTTCATCCAACCTACCGGAAAATATGTCTTATAGATTGATTCGTAAATGTTATCTGTTTCTCTTACTGCTCTTTCACCACTTTCAGGATAGATAGTAGAAGAGGATAGAAAAATAAATTTTTTGATTTTATTCTTATATGCTTTTTCTAATGTCAATGCATTAATTATAACATTTGGAGTAACATGCAGAAGAGGAGCATAAATTGTATCAACTGCATTAGATGTGGATGCTGCACAATGGAAAACAACATCAACTCCCTCCATAATTTGATTAACAAATTCTTCATTTCTTAAATCACCCTGAACTGATTCTCCGAAACCTTCTAATTTACGATTATATCCATGATTACGAAGGTTCGTATATCCTTCGTTGTACAATCGTTCTGCCAAATTTCTACCAACGAAACCGGTAGCACCTAATATTAGGATTTTGCTTTCTTTATTCATATAACTTCTTTTAATAAAATATCATCAACAAATTTTTTCCAAGTTTTTGTAGAAGGATGCCCTGCTACCATCATATTACCCTCTAGCCACCTATCTTCTTCTATATTATCATATATCCATTCATATACCCCACCGTATTCTCCGTACTCATTTCTATAAAACCAACAATACTTTTCCCAATTAATTAAATCATAAAATTTTTTTATGTAAATTATATGTTCAAATCTTTTAAAGTTTCCTCTTTTATTAAATTTCTTTTCTGAATATAATTGTTGTAAAACTGGTTCTACTTCATCAAATTTTAATGGTTCTTTCTCTACTTCATTATTTTCTATTTGCCCATCGAATATAGTTTCTTCGGTTGATAGATTATCTTTTATAAAGAATGTTTTTAATTTGATATTTTTACTTTCAGCAAAACAAATTAAATAGTGAAACCATTCTAAGAAAGAAAGAGTATCTTCTTCATCGCTTTGAACCCACTTTACTTTTGCTCTAAAATATTCTTTTTCTCTTTCGAAATCTTCTGCTTCTTTCATCCAATCATAAAAGAAATTTCCACTTAGGGCATAAAATCCATTTTCAAAATTAGTATCAGTATAATCAGTTTTATGAATTACTGAATTTGGGATGTTTGGTACGAATATAGAATCTCTATTGAGAAAAGTCCAACATGCCATTAGGGTGATATCGGTAATACCTTTCTCTAATAGTTCGGTTGCTTTATATATCAAACTTCTTACAGTTGTTTTAACATCATTTGTAGGAGAACCTACATTATATACGTTCTCATAGTAATCCCCTAAATGTTCGGGCCAAAAGGTACTTTTCTTACCTTTGGTGGCATGAAAATTAGTAAATGAACATCCACTACAAATTATGTGAGATGTAGTATTCATAGGTTTTTTCTAATGCTTTTTCAAATCCTAATTTTGGTAATAATCCCACACTCTCTTGCCTTTTAGTATCCATCTGTCTTCTTAAATCACCATTTGG